CTAGTATTAGGCTCATAATTAATTAAGGATTTAATGTTGAATTACTCGGTAAGTATAACACACGATTAGTTTTCTGTCCAACGCTTTTTTCATTAAAACGAATTTTTTTTTCTGCGTGTTAACCTGTGTAACTCGTTGAGTATCAACGAGTTACGGGCGCGGGGCGGGCGCCTACCCCTAACTCCTTGACTGTCAGCTACTTATCCGACGCTTTCTTTTTTGCGTGTTCGGTTGTGATGTGCTGGCTAATCGTCTCACGGAAACTTTGCGTTCCCATGCCACGCCTTCTTAGCCAAGCTTCACAGGCATCGCCTACTACTTGCGCTAGGTTATGCATAACCTCTGCGCGTTCTTGGTCTTTAATGTCGGGTTCGTGTGGTATACTCATTATTCAAATTCAGGGTGTGGTTGAGGATCTCCCTTGTAATGAGGGTTTTCGTGCCATGTGTCAGCAGATGAAAGCAACCACTGCCTGTCAGGGTGAAACCGACCCTCAATGTCTGCCCACTGGCGCATATCTTGATTGAAGTCGTAACTCATTATTCTGCAACTGCCTCCTGTTCTGAGATTTGATAATCAACCGCACCAGGGAAGAAACCCCTGTTCATTTCATCCCTTGCCAAGTTTTCAAGGTATTCCATTGTGTAGGTGTTGTCAGTGCCAAAGTTAAGTAAAGCGGAGCAACCAAGGTGTTCGCCTTTCTCATCCCAGTAATCAATAGTATAAGACATATTAGTAATCTGATTCAAGGTATTCGGTGAGTTCGGATTTCAAGGAAACTAACTTTTCCATTATGTCGTTCTTGTGATGATCCGCAGGGATGGAGTCATCCGCTAGGTAATCATTTATATCATGCGACCAGAGGGTCACAATTTCTAAGATGTCTGCTTTTTGGCTCATGCGGTAACTATACAGCAGACTTGAAGCTCGCGCAAGTCTTTTTTATTGTTTTTTATTATGTTGTATAACTCCTTGAGTATCAAGGAGTTACGAGCGCGGGTCGGCCCCGCAGCCCTAACTCGTTGAGCCTGAGCGACTTACGCAGGCGATCCGATTAAAACCATGCCAGCGATGATGGCAACGCCAGCGAGGACAATGGCGATGAATGCCGTGAGCGTGATGAGGACTAGTTTAATTGCTTCCATTTGTTTTATGCGTTTAAAGAGTTAACCCCTCCCCCGTTGTCTAGAAGAACGGGAGAGGGGCGTTTGCTACAGGGTCTTATCGCCAGTAGCTCACTTGCAGTTGTACCCACTGCCGAGAGCCTCAGTGTGTTTTAACCCTCCCCTTCCTCACTGAGACATCGGGGGATTGTTTTCGCAACGAGGTAGCGCACCGTTGGGGCTTTCCTCATTACTTCTGGCTTTTTAACCATCAGTTTTGTCTGATGGGGGCTTGGTTGTAGGTCTTAACCGTTGCACAGCATCTTGCCAGCTACCCTCTCGCGAGATTATATCTGCGGAGCTAAAGAAAACTTTTCGTTCAATGTGTTCGCATGTTTGCGAGTCCACTTAACATTCTCCATGTAATCATCTAGCTTATCATCGGCAACTGTTTCTAAGTTACCAGCGAGTTCTCTATGGACTACACTCAAGGCATAGTTGAGCAGAGTTGCTTGATCTTTAGTTTTAACTTCGATACGGACGGATTCGGGCTGTTTAGGCATGGCTATATTATAATGTATATTTTAGTGTTTGTAAAGAATTTTTATTTGGGGTGGTGGGGGAACAAGAAACGAAAAACCCCCACCACCCCTGTCTCTCTGCTCTACCTAGACTACTGACTGGATACCAGCAACGTGAAGGGTGCGATACTTCACTGTATTAGAGTCGTCGATGTCGTGGACGCTAACGGTCACACACTTTCTGCCACTGTTCTGAGAAGTGAAAACATCTTCAACATCTTTGATCTTGAAGACGCGCACTCCGTCGTTGGTGACGGTCGAACGCTTTGCGTTCTTGTAGCGCACCGTCTTACCTGTAAGCAGGGAAGCAAGGTGGATTGGGTTAGCTGGAAAGGCGAGGTGTTCGTTTTGTGGTATCATAAGGAGAATATAACACAGGGTTGGGTTCGTGTCAAGAGCGAATTATATAAAAGAGATCAAAAAAGTTAGGAAAGCAGGAAGCGCAAGAATGCAGGCTGTCCCCCAAAAGCTAAACGCATCAATATTTTTGTCTAGTAAGATTGAAGTAACGCACATGATAAGCGCACCACCAACAACAAAAGGGAGCATCACAGAAAGCAAAGAAGGCATGGGATGATTTAAATAGAGTTTAAATAGTTGATTACGCAGTAAATATATCATGGCGGTGGCAACCATGCAACTATTAAATTCATTTTAATGAATTTAATTCATAAGTCCTTGACTATCAACGAGTTACGGGCGCGGGGTGGCCCGCTCGCCCTAACTCCTTAAGGCTTAGGGACTTAGAAGATCTCGCAAGCGTAATCTTCATCCATGCCCCAGCCAGCGGAGGCGAGCGCGTCGGCATCAGCCTCTGCGTCCGTCATGCGGTCTTCAGGCTCGGCATCATACTCGGCATCCTGCCGACCTGACCGCCACGCAGAAAACTGCGAAGGCTCTTCATCCCGCAACCCGCAAGGGGGGAACAGAGCCATAAGCTCATCGAGGGTGAGAGTGCCGTTATAACCGTGGTTGTATGCTTCTTCGTTGTTCATGCAGTAACTATACCATAGGGTGAGAACCTAGTCAAACACTTTTATTGTTTTTTTTTATACAGCCTCACTTGCGTGTTCTATCAGAGACTTTAAGGATGCTTTGAACTCATCGGAGGATCTGCCAATCTGATGAACACTCATTGTGTCTTGAAGCTCTCCAACTGTCCAGTAGCCCGAAGGGAAGCCGTTCGGCTCTCTCCAGATTAAGTCGTAAACTTTTATTTTATAGGCTCGGTCATGCTCATTCAGCCAAACTTGCCAAAGGCTCTGAGTTTTGTCAGTAAAGATTGCGCGAATTACTCTCATCTCCATTTAATTAGCAAAATTATATAAATGATTATAGGCAAACCAAAGAAAACAACTGGTGCTAGTATAAGATCAATCATTTTGATCCTGCCCTTCCG